GCCTTTACACGAAGAATGACTTTAGTCCGTCAAGAGATGAGTGATGCTTCTCTGAAATTGAAAGCAGATCAACCTTATTATTTCGACTTCGATGTAAATGATGTTGACGCGGTACAAGAGAAAGCAAATATTCTAACAGCAACTACAAACAAAGCAGCCTATGGTTTTAGAGACACAGCCGATACTTACATGTTAGGTCTCTATGCACAAGCGGGATTAACAAGTTATGCAACCGGCACTACGCCTTGGGATGTAACTTCTCTAAATGTTCAAGATGTGCTTTTAGATATTCAGGAGAAAATGGCTCGTGTTCCAATGGAAGGTCGATACATAATTTGTCCTCAATGGTTTCATAGCAAACTTGAATTAGCGGGTTTAACTAATAAACAAGATAACAATGCAATTTTCACAAATGGTAAAGTTGATAGAATTGCTGGCTTTGATATTCTTCTATCGGAAAACGTTTCCGCAAGTTCTACAACGACATGGGATCAGACAAGAATAATCGCCGGTGTTCGCGGTGAATCATTTGCTTATGCGGATGCTATCTTAAAGATCGAAGCATTCAGACCAGAAGCCGGATTTGAAGATGCGGTAAAAGGTCTCTATGTGTTTGGTGCAAAAATATTGCGTCCAGATATGACATGCGTTGCGTATTGCGATAAGACAGCGGAGGCATAACATGAGAGGTGTATATCTTAATAAAGTCGTTGATACCGATAAACGTATTCAATCCATATCAAATAATTTTGGGACACATTATTACGTTGATGGATGGAATGGTTTAGATAGTAATGACGGCAAGAGTTGGGCGAAAGCATTTTTAACAATGGAATATGCTTTCACTAAAATAACGAGTGGAGATACAATCCATTTAACCGGTAGGATCACAGAACAAATAGTTGCTCCTCTTGGTGTATTCGATATTACTATTACTGGTAATTCGCCCGGACATCCGAGACAAAGCACAAACAATGGTGCACAAGCTGGTTATTCTGCATACTGGTTATATGATGCAGATAATACTGTAGCTCTTTTAACATTAAGAGAACAAGGATGGAGAATTGAAAATATTTGTTTTCAAGCTCCGGCTTCAACGGCAACAACAGCAGCCGCAATATTAATGGTAAGAGCAGAGACCACAACCTATCCAGACCCTTCACATGTAATTATTAAGGATTGTTATTTCGCTGGTGGTGGTAATGCAGTTATAGATAGCGGCGGAGTAGGGTTCGTGACACTTGAGAATAATACTTTTTATGCACAGACCGGATTTTCAGTTCAAAATATTGCTGGTGCTGGTATTGCAGCTCCTTTAATGTGGGTTATAAAAGAGAATAGATTCTTAAGTATGGCGAATGGAGTTTATTCTGCTTTCTCACATGCCGTTATTACGCGTAATGTATTTACAGACGGCGGAACACCTAATACAACAGTAGTATTAAACACAGCAGCATTAGGTGGTGGTGGGAATAACTTTGTCGTTGGAAATTATTTTCAAACACTTAGTGCAAATTTTAATACCCCCGATATTGTAGGCAATGCAACAGATGTATGGAACAACATTTCAATTGATGCAACATTCACTTCGGGTGGAGTTTCTGGACTTGAAACAGGGCAACCTGCATAATTAAAAAAATATTTATAGGAGAATAAAATAAAATGGGACACACAGCAACAGCAACAGTAACCGCAACCGCTTTAACTATTAACACAGCAACAGCTAACATAGTAATGAGTGGTGGTACTGCTTTCACAGATGTTTCAACATTGGAGATAGCTTATCCAAGAGACGGCAAATTGTTAATACTTATTAATAGCACTTATGCCGGGGCTAATACAGCAATAGTAACAGCCGGAGAATTTCTCTCAAACGGACAAGGCGCGATTACAGTAACAACAGCTCAAAATGGTGTTTATGCTATCGTGGTCGAAAGTTCAAGAGTAAAAGACTTTGACGGAATGGTTAATATTACTTTTGGAACAAGTAACACTGGATTTGTAAGAGCACTTTCTTTGCCATAATTATTAACGAATAGCGGGGCTAATGCCCCGCTTAACTTTCAAGGATATTCTATGCCAATGGTTAAATGTGAATGCGGATGGAGAGGAAACGCTCGGTTTCTTCCGATACACCAGAAAACTTGTAAAAGACGACTTCGAATTTTGAAAGGTCAATTCAACCAAAGAGTTACACAAACTTTAGATTATCGTTTACAGACTCTTTCTGTTTTCCCTAGCGTAAATGTTGACGAATATGATCTTAGCAAAATGCCCGATCTTCTTTTCAATGATTTAGTTTTTCGTTTAGACGCTCTTCAAAAGGACAAACTCAAAAAAGAGAATGAACTTGAATTGCAGAAACAACTGGATAAAGAGAAAGAAGAACAATCAAAGATCAAGAAAGAAGAACTAACTCAAAAAGAAATCGCTCGTTTAGAGAAAGAAGAACTAGACCGCATTGAACAAGAAAAAAGAGTATCTGAGAACACTAAAAAAATAATTCACAAAAAAGAAACTCTTGAAAAATCATTTGAAGAAAAACGTAATGGAGAATTGGCAAAAGTCAAAACCAAAGAACAATTAATCAAAGAAGAAATAAATACTATTGATTCTTTGTTAGTTAAAACAATTGATTCGATACCGGAGAAAACGGAAGTCAACCCCAAAGAAAAAGTTGAGAAAGTGAAAGCTAAAAAAGGTAGACCCAAGAAAAATAAGGCTTAATCGTGATTATCACATTAGCACAAGTAAAATCAATACTACAAATTCCAACTGCTGATACAAGTCAAGATACACTTATATCTTTACTCATTCCAGAAATACAAAAAAGTATTGTGAGACGATGTAATAATTCTTTCTTGAATACCGATGTTCAATATCAACAAATAGTTGCTTCAACTATTGCTTTCACAACCACAACGATAACGGATTCCGACAGTCATTTTATTGACGAAGGATATTTCTTTAACGGAATGGATCTGAAAGTTTATGGATCAAAACTCAACGACGGGATTTATGAGATAAAAACAGTTGCAGCCGACACATTAACGATAGAAACAGCAATAACACAATGTCAACCAACTAGAGTAGAGACGGCAGAAAATGGAATCATTTTAACGATGGTCGATTTTTCTAAGATAAGTAAATTGGATGTTGCACTACTATTAAATTATGGTTTGATGAAACAAGGTAAGGGTGTCAAGTCCGAAAGTCTTCCGGGTGGTTATTCAGTTACTTACAAAGACGAAAACGAAGTTTGGAGTTCTATATTTAGTCAACATAGGCGACTATGATACAAGATTATTTCAAAGCATTAACTAAAAGAACAATTGCACTTACAGATGACGGCGGTGGTTCGTATTCTGAAACAGTAACTGACACAACTATTTACGGATATATTTCCGAATTATCTGGACGCGAACAAATGACAAGTCAAAGAATGGCCGTACAAGCAACAAGTCAATTACAAACAGATACTGCATTTAATATTAAGGATAGAGTAGTTGATACCGTTGGTTATTTCTGTCCGGCTGGAACAATCTTTGAGGTAGTCTTACCACACAACAATCAACACACAACGACTAAACATTATGATCTTAAACAGGCGCAATCATAATGATAACTAATTGGAATATAGATGATTATGTAAAAAATCTTACAGAAAATGAGATTGAGGATGCTCTAAAATTAATTGGTGATCACGGCGTAACATGGGCAGAAAAAGATTTCTGGAATTATAGTTATTCGGATTTGACAAAAAAACAGTCTGGAAATTTGAGAAATAATTTAAGTTACGCAACTAGTACAAGTGAGAGTTCCCCAAGTTTTGGCGAGGCAGTTGAAAGACCACCGAAAGGGAGTGTCCATATTGGCGGAATTGTTGAATATTTAATGAGATATTGTTTGGGATTCGGAGGATTTGACGAACTCGGAAGATTTTATGATCAAGCTTCACGCCCGATCCTTCAAAATATAATTGATAAACAGAAACAAGGTATAATTAAAATTTTAGGCATGGTTAAAAAGTAATGATACTCACGGCTATACGATCTGGAATAACTAACCGATTAACGGGTGCAACTAACACTTTTAGAGCTGCTATAATTCAAACGGTTTCAACAGTTGCTTATTATAAATTATATTTTCATAAATGCCCGATACAGATTCCAGGAACGTCAACTGATATTACTTTTCCTTATTGTGTTTGGGATATGTCACCTTTGAATTTCACGTTTGATACAGTGAACGAGTTTCCAGATTTACGATTGTCGTTTAGAGTATCAGGTTTAGAATCAGTTGGACTTACGGCGGTTGAAAATATTATGGGCTATTTGGACGACAGAATAAAAAATAGTGAATCAAGTTTAAGCATTACGGGATATAAGACAATCAGAATTTCAAAATATCCTATGACAGTTCCGTTCTTAGTAGATAATGTTTGGAATGGGATAGTAGAATACAAATTAGAATTACAAGCAGATTAATAGAGGAGTTGTAGTGTTAGAAGAATGGAGACCCGTTAAAGATTATGAAGGACTTTATGAAGTCTCTAATCTTGGCAATGTGAAGGGACTTGATCGCAAAATCCATCATTGGCAAGGTGGTGAAAGTTTTATAACAGGCAAGATATTGACACGCCATTTTGATGGACGTGGATATGCTGTAGTACATTTGTCTAAAGACAACAAAGGGAAATTATGTAAAATCCATCTTTTAGTTTGGGATGTTTTTGGAGATAAACGCCGAGATGGAAGAAAAATCCAAGTCGACCATATTGACAACAATAAAAGCAATTGTTGTATAGATAACTTACAATTACTTAACAATAAAGAGAATACAAGCAAAGATCGGAAATCAAAATATAATAATCCCACTGGCGTGGAAACTTTACCTTCTGGGAAATTCAGATCGAGAATAAATATAAATGGTGAGACCAAACATCTCGGTTGTTTCCGAACCAAAGAAGAAGCAATTAACAAATATCAAGAAACAATAAGAAGTTTAAATCAACAAGGAGCAACAATATGAGCCTCGAGGTAACTGGTAAAACATCAAAATTCTTTTTTAATAGTGTTGAACAATCTATTCAGAACGATAATCTTGATGTAAATTTTTCGATGGCAGATTCAACCACAACAAGTACGCCTTCGCCCGGTTCTGAATCTGTTCCATTAAGGAAGAAAGTATCAATAAAAATTGATGCCCTTTTATATGATGCCTTCGGTTCTGAGATAGCAACGGGAACATTAACGGCAGGAAATAAATATTTAGTAACAGCTTCTGCAGGTTTATTTGATGGAGTTCATGCAGTAGGTTCTATCTTTGTTGCTGTTGGTGATGAAACGTGTACAGCATTAGAGAAAGTGAAATTACATGGTGCAGAAATAACCGGTGGGACATTAGCGGTATCAATTGGTGGAACTTATTCTTGTACTGCTGCTGATTATAATGTTAAATATGGGGAAACAGATTCTACTACTACATCAACAGATCCAACAAGTATGGAATCTATTGCCTTACGTATGAAAGCAACAAGTAAATTTGAAGCATTAATGTATAGAACTACTGCAAACAAAATTACAAATGCCGCGCCCGCAAGTGTAGCTGTTGTTTTAACATTTAAGACTGGAACGACAGTGACCGGAAATGCAATACTACATCAAATGAGTATAGTCGATGCTGTAAACGATAAAGTTAAAGTTACTTATAATGCAGAATGGCAAGGTGTCCCGACAGAGGTTAATTGTGGTTTTATGACTCTTGCATCTGCATTGGCATGCAAAAAGATTTACGAAACCGGTTCTGGTACGAATAATGAAATCACGGGTACCGCAATCCTTTTAGGAAAATCAATAACAGCCGACGTTAATGCGGAGACTAAGATATCTTACGACGGCGTATTCAACGGCGCTATAACTCCAAGTGTTTATTCATGATAATCAATGAAAAAGAATATGTTCTTTCACCACGAAAGACAAAAGAAGTTCTTGACTTTCAAGAAGCTTTCAAGGATGAGAAGTTAGAAGACTCCGCGAATATTACTAACGTACTTATCATGGCACAAACAATTTCGGATTCTTTGAAAGCGACTTGGCGGAACGAAGTAATAAAAGTTTTTCTTAAAAGGACAAAACTTAATCCAAAATTTATTATTGATAATATTGATGAATTGGGAATTTTATATAAACGAATAAACATTTTTACTCGTTGGTTGATAAAACGAAAAGTAAATCGCTATCGAGATTATTTAGTTGACTGGAAATACTTATTAAATGTTTTAGACGAAAAAACATTTACAGAGGCATTTCTTTTTGTTTCTGAATTAGAAGGTAATAAAAAAAAAGTGGTGGTGGAAAATCAATCGGTCGAGACGTTGCAAAAGGAGAAATAGCTCTAAAGTTTCACATACCATTAAATGAAGTTGAGGAAGTAGATATAACAGAATACAGATTAATGCTTTTCACAATTTTCAATGATGCTTATTTAAAGGCAGACATGAGTGGAATGTTCAAAGAAAAATTATTTCAATATCAAACAGATGCTGAGCAACAAAGTGAAACTCAAAAACAAATTGAACGTGCGGAAAAAATGGGATTTGATTTCTAATGAGTGAGTTCATGTTACAGATCGAAGATGCTAAGAAACGAGGATTGCTATAATGGCAAATAACGTTATCGGAAATGCTGTAATAGAGATTCGCGCGGATGCGAAGAAATTAAAATCTGATATGGAGAACATAAAAAAAGATGTTCAAAATACCGGTAAGAAAATGGAAACGGATTTCAAGGCATTGCGTTTAGATTTAGATAATCGTTTAGCCACAATGAAAATTAGTGAGGTGAAAAAATATTATGAATCCTTAAAAATCCAGATGAATCAAAAGTTAAAATTCAATACTGATGAAAGTTCTATCGAAAAGACAGCAGTAGCGATGGATGCAGCACGAGCTAGGATGAATTCTTTGGGCAATGAAGTCGAAGGTTCCGGTAACAAAATGTTTGCAATGTTTTCAAAATTGGGTGCTGTAATTGCGAGTGTTTTCGCTATAGAAAAAATTATAAAATTTGCATCTGAAGGAGTAAAACTAAATGCAGAGACGGAAGATTTAAGAGAATCATTTGAAGGAACTGCAAATGATATAATGCTAATGAAGAAAGCAACTTCCGATATGTTAGACGAACATGACTTACTCCAATTATCGAATGAAGCTTCTGCGGTGAACATAAAGATAAAAGATCAACCTATTCTATTCTTATTAGCTTCAAAAGCTGGTAAATCGATGGGTAAAGATGTCAATGCGGGATTTGAAACCATTATTTCTGCGACTGAGGGGCTTTCGAGAGGATTAAGAAAATTAGGGATTGAAAGAGGTGCATTTAATGATGAAACAAAAAGATTAGCCGCTCTTGAAGGAGCCCGATTAACAGAATTAGATGCAGAGGAACAAAAACGTATTAAGATACAAGCAATATTGAATCTCAGCAATTTGTCTATGAAAGATGTTCTGAATTCTCAAGCAAGTATGAATCAACAATTAAAATCTATTCCCTCTTTAGTTGATGAATTAAAAGAATCATTCGGAAAACTTTTTGATCCATTATTAAAAGTGTGGTTACCGCCAACGATAGAATTCTTAAAAGATATGGGAAGACGTATAAAAGAACTTGCGATTGGAAGGGGGGCAATGGCCTCTGAAAATTTAATATATGTGCCTTCAGGCAAAACGCAAGCTGATGTAGAAAGTGATAAATTGCTTTATCAAACATCTGGACTAAAAAAGATTTCAGAATTACAAAATTTAATATATACGCGAAAAAAAGATAATAAAGATTTGACATTAGCAGAATATGAATATGAAAAGAATTTATTAGAACTACAAATATCTACTTATGGTAAATTATATCAATTAGCAAAAAATTATAAAGTTATAGAAGAAAAATCGGAAAAATCTGGAGGTAATTTAACTCCCGAAGCATTAGCGGCACGTCAAGAAAAACAACGTGTGTTTCTTGAAAAACAACGTAAAGCAGAACAAGATTTATCGGCGGCAAAATTATCTTTGATAAGAATAGAAGCACAACAGAATGAAATTGAATTTATTGCCGCACACCAAATGAAGTTGCAACAAATTGAAGATGAAAAAATTGTAGCAATTAAAGCGATTAAAGATGAACTAGAATTAAAGAAAATAAATAATAAAACGGCAGAAGATGAAATTCTAGCAATCCGATATAATGCTTATGTAAAATATATTGAAGCAAAAAAAGCGTATGATAAACAAAGAATTGAAAATAAAGAATTTATAACAAATGAATTCGATTCATCTAAATATTCAAAAATTAGAACCGAAGAGGATGCGCAAAGAAGCAGCGATATAGTGATGAATTCTTTGAATGATATTCAAGACAAAGAAGATAAAGCGACAAAAGGTGCAGAACAATTCTCTCAAACTCTTTCCGGTGGATTCGGTAACGCTATTATGGCAGGTGAGAATTTAGGAGATACACTTATAAACATAACAGCTCAATTAGCGGGTGCGGTTTTACAAGCCGGGCTCCTTGCCGCTATAATGTCAATTGTAACGGGGGGAAAATCTTCTTTCGGTGGATTCTTTGTTAAGGCGTTAGGTTTTGGGGCAATGACAGACAACGGGACAAACATATCAGTCCCAAATATAAATTCAAACGCGGTGTCCAGTTCCTTTTCGATGCAGAATAATTTTAACGATAGCAACATAGTAGGCGAAATAAAAAACTTAAATAATAAAATAAATGCTTTAGCAAACCGCCCGTTGATAAGTAATTTTTATATGAATAGAAAATTAGTTGGGCGTTCAATTTCTTTACAGCAATATCAAGATACAAGTTCAAACGTTAAGGTTTATTAATGACCGTAGAATATTATTATAATAGTGCATGGAACAACATTTCAAATTATGTAGTGAGTGTTGATAAAGTTCCTTTTGTCGCTCGTAATCGCGACATAACTATTAGGTTAGAATCTTGGTCGTTAAATATTGCTATAACGTTAAATCAGATAAGCCCCTTCAATGCGGGTTGGACTAGCTTTGCACAAAAAGAAAGAATAAGAATTTCAGACGGCGCAACATTATTATTTATCGGTTATATAATCACTTCGCCTTATGATTATTCGAGCATGGAATTTAATGTAACTACAATAACAGACTTAAATAAATTACAAGATTACTTGGTGGATTATGATACGCTTCATTCTGTCATTAGTGGTGGTTCACCTTCGACTACTGAATATAGACCTTACTCGTATTACATAATGCCAACGGTTCATTGGACTTATTTAATTAAGAAAATGTTTTTAATTGCCGGATTGACTTTAGATACTTCCGCTATAGATGATGTTGTAGCATTCCCTTATACGTGGGTTGAATTAGGTGGTATCACAATGGATGTTACATTCAAAGATTTTTTCACGGGCGAAAGTGAATTGTATTGTTTAGAACATTCCGTTAATGCTTATCATACTATCATAGATTCAGAATTATATGATCACAAAAAAGATAAGATTACATTTTTTAATTTAATAAATGCTATATGCAGCGCGTTAGGATTAGCAGTCAATCTTACAACAACAGATAATTATGCACTAGCTCAAGTTATTTTGAATGAAAGTTACACAGTTATTGATGATGATAAATTTGAATATGCCGTAGACCAAACGGACGGAGAAGAACCAATAGACAAACTTGGTGTATCAGTTGATTTTGATACTTACCCCGATACACCTTCATATTGTTTATCTGGAACAAACGCTAATACAAACCCAACAGCAATTTCTTACGGTGAGGGTGGAGGTTTAGATTGGTTTGCAAAACTTAGGATTATGTGGATAAAAGAAATAACAACTTTTGACACAAGTAAAGTAGTGCCAATTTCTTCGTGTGTGAAGGATGGAACATCTGTTGATATTACTACAGTTGGCGCTCATGGACTTGGAAGCGGAGATCCATTAATGGTTTATGGTGTTGCTGGAATGGACGATCTAAATAATTCTCTTATTGATGGTACTAATTACACCGCTATTGATTGGCATGTTTATCCTAATAATGTTGTAACAGTTGCAAAAGATTTAGGGACATCATACATAGAAGGTGGTTGGATTTACAAAGATACTGGAAGTAATAGACGTGATGATTATAGATGGGGATATTTAATACCTGGAGAAAGTGTTTGGGTAGAGGGGGAAGGTCAATATCATTATTCTATTTCAGAGAATGCCCTTTTAGCCGATGGGAAAATGAATCCCGTTTATTGGCAGATAAAATCTAAAATATCAGATTATACAAAAAAAGAAACTTTGACAAATAAACAAACCACTACTAAAACTATTTTAGAAAATAATATAGATGCAGAATGGGAAAATTCCGAACTAATCGAGGAAACTTATGAGTAGCGTATTCCCGACCGGAGTGCCTCGATTTTTAGATTGGGGAACTTCGAACGGATTGATATTATATCATTCGATTCTTACTGCAAACTTTTCGGAGAAAGTTTACAAGATGTTTGAAAGTCCGGTTTCTGCTACTGGTCATAGAACATGGAAGTTCAAAGGGAAACATGCTTCGTTTAATGTGAAAATTCTTTTATACAAATTTGATGCGGTACATGGCGGGACTGGTTCGGGTGATTATGCAAGTGCAAAAATATTCTTTGATAAACTATTGAGTTATGAAGATCACGAGATTTCTTTCTATCCTTTCATGGACGGTTCGTCAACGGAAAGCCCATTAAGGGATGATGCCGGATCGACAGTATCGTGTCAATTAGAAAATATTATTTGGAGTCCGACAATATTGGAAGGTTCTTTATTAGATACATGCGATGTTACGATAAGAACAAATGATTATTATAATCTTAGTAAACTTTTAGACCCATACACGGTGAATGATTAATGTCAAGTATATTTGGTGAACAAACAGCAAAATTCGAAATTGGAGGAAATACGATTACATTAGAAAATTGTATCGTGTCGCCAAACTTTAGAATGCCGGTTCACATAATGCACCAATCTTGTTTGACTGGTCATAGAACGTATTCGAGAAATGAAAACTTCATAGCGTTCAAAGTTGTAGATTATTTATTTAAGTATGCAAGTCCCGAAAATAAAGCAGATGAATTATTTACTTATGAAGATCAACAAGTAACTTTTTACCCATTTATAGATGGTGATGAAAACAAAAATGTTATTATGGAAAATGTTGATATAAAATCACTGGACGAAAACGATCCTACTAGAATGGATATTGCAATTATAACTTTTGCAACGCCTATGTATTCAAAATTATTTATGAACAAAATATTTACTGACGAAGATAATATTTTCTTTACTGATGAAAATGGAGATGTTTTCACTGATGGTTAAAAAAATATTCATATTGTTTTTATTATGTTCTAGTTTCTTATTCGGTCAAACAGATACGACTAAGAAATTAAGTTCCGTTCCTATTGCGACGACTACAACAGCAAGCGATTATTATTATATGTGGACTGGGGCGGCGAATAAAAAGGCAACATTAACGACTATCAAAACTGGATTAAGAACTTTATACTTTGATACTACTTACGCAAGACTTCATAATGCAAATACATTTACTGGATTGAATACTTTTAATGGTGGTATTGCCGGTAATGGGAGCGGATTGAATCTTGCTGGTAATGCAAATATCCTAAGTATCTATGATTCATTATATATCCATAACAATACGTTTGCGTCATTCCAAACTCAAATAACTCAAAATGCAACAGAGATTTCATTAACTGCTAATTCTGTCTTTGGCGGAGTGAATTGGAGTGATGAAGTAATCTTATGGGGTGATTATACCTCCAAGTGGGATAGTCTTTTCCCCGGACTCAAGAAAGAAATGTTTGATTCTTTAGAGGTTCACAATGCTCTAATAAAAATAAATGCGGATAGTATTTTATTAAAAGTTTCCACTACAGATTACACCGGTGCTACGATAGCAAGTAAGATCAATCTTTCCTCAAGTTCAATAAAAATAACTTCTCCACATATAGAACTTTTGGGAACGGCTTTGTTCATGGCACTCAATGGGACAAGTGATTCAACTACAATTAATGGTGGTAAAGTAACACTCAAAAGTTTGACGGCACAACAAATAAGATTATCTACATTAACAGCCGATTCGATTACGACAGGGACACTAACCGGACGAACTATACAAACGAGTGCGTCCGCTAATACTGGAATAAAAATTAACACAACAGCTTTAGCGGGATATAATGGTTCCGTTCAAACGGTGAATATTGCGACTGATGGTTCCGGTTGGTTTGGATTAACCGGAACAAGGGCTATCTCATGGACTACGGCGGGAGTAACAACTATTGCCGGTTTAACTGCAAATGCAAGTTCCCTTTGGTTAGGAGGGACTGGTGCTTATGCGAATGCCAACACGACTTTATATGTTGGCTCAAGTGGAATTTCTTTAACAAATAAATTTTATGTTAGTTCGGCTGGTGCTTTAACTACGAGCGATATAACAGCAAACGGCGGAACGATTGGCGGGTTTACTTTGGGTGGAAATTATTTCTACTCAAATAATTTTTGGTTAATCTCCGGTGCGACTGCATCATTAAAACTTGGAACTGGCGATAATGTATTCAAAGCAAATTCAAGCGGAATTGCTTTAGGTGATTCTGTTTTTGCTGATGCTCCTTTTAGGGTAAGTATGGCTGGTGCTTTAACAGCAACAAGTGCAACAATTACCGGTGCGGTAACAGCAACAAGTGGAGTTATCGGCGGTTGGGCAATAGGTACAAATACCTTAATGAGTAATGGCGCGGGATTCTCAAGGATAGAACTTGATAAAGCAAATAACAGAATTACAATTATAAATAGTTCAAATGACGTACGAGTAGCAATGGGTTATCTTGGTGGACTTCCCAAAAATGACGGATCTGGGAATTGGGCGGTAACTAATTACGGATTTTGGGCAAAGAACGGAGACTACTTAGCCATTGACGGTGATGCTCAATACATTGATGGTGATTGGATGATTAAGGGTGATGCTTCTTACTTAATTAAAAATGGTACCGATAAGACAGTAGCAAAGTTTGGTACTCATGGCGGAGTGCGTGGAGTTTATTTTTATGATGGAGTCGCTGAATTAGATGCTAACTTGATAGCGAAATATACGACAACCGGAATTACTCTAGGTCAAGTTGCAAGCGGGAAAAGCAATATCTTGATAACGGCGGATTCGCTTTCGTTAAGGAACAACACAACCACAAGCATAACATTAAGTTCTGCGGGAACGGGATATTTCAGAGGGAACATTACCTCGACGGCAACGATTACAGGCGGGAAAGTACAAACATCTGATGCAACTAACACAGCATTAAATTCGATACTTCTTGACGGAACAAATAATTCATTAGAATTTAGAGCGGCTGGGCGATCTAGCGCAACTGATACTAAAGTAAAAATAGCAAGTAATCTTTATGCGGGTTTCGCTGGAATGTTATTAAATAGTGGAGTGATAAGACTTGAAGGCGCTACTAACTCAACATTAACTATGCTCAATAGTCAAATGAAAATTTTACAATATGATAATTCTTTAGCTGCGAGTTTTGCAACTGTTTTATTTAGTGGTGATGCAATCGGTGGATATGGGATAGGAAATTCTTCGGCTGCTAGTAGTGCGAGTATAGGATTTCAAGGTGTTGGTGATGGTGTTAATTATAATTACGGAATACAAGGGTTAGCGACCGCAACAGCTACAGGGAAAAATTACGGCGTACAAGGTCTAGCTAGTGGTGCACCTTATAATAACGGAATATATGGTAATGCTACGAGTGCCTCTGGCAATATAGCTTATGGAGTACATGGTTATGCTTCCGGTGCGGGTACGAATTGGGCTGGATATTTTGAAGGTGATACTTATGTATCCTCTAATTTATATATAGGTGGTACAACAAGCGGTTATGCAGTGCCTACATTAAACGGTGCAATCACTTGGAGTGGAGCGCAAACATTTAGCAAAGCAGTAAAACACACGGGAACTCTTTCAATTTCCAGAACTACAGATTTGAACCCTTGCGATATTTCTACATACAACAGAGTAAGATTAACGACAACAAGCGCCGCCTATGTTGTTACACTTACCGAAATGACGGACGGGCAACAATTATTTATTTCCAATGTTGCGGGTACTTATGCTGTAACTATATGTGGTGTTTCATTGGCGGCTGGTAAATCTATGATGGCATGGTATGACGGCACAGCGGCAGCATGGAGAACTTTTATAAATTAAAGAAGAACTGAAATGAAAAAAATAATTCTAACAATATTTCTAATGAGCGGTTTGATCTTTGGTCAAACTGATTTGAGCAATGTAGCTCACAACGCTAGTTACGGAGGGTTATGGCACTTTGCAAATAATACCGGTGTGACAAGTTCTTTCTTGGCTGGATATGATGGAAAGGGAAACGCATTGCCTTTGCAGATGTCAACAACAGCGGTAAAGTTTCCAACGCCTTTTACTTTGGGAACTGTATCAGTAACAGCAACCGGAACAGAAATGAATTACTTAGTTGGTGTTACGTCTCTCATTCAAACACAACTAAATTCTAAAGTTGCTTTGACTTCGTTTAGTTCTAGCGCAACCGGATTAACTTACACAAATACAACCGGAGTATTTAGTTTAACAAGTGGATATACTATCCCCGCCGATACTTCAATAGCACACTGGAGAACAGCATACGGAAGGGTTTTCAGTGTTGCACAAAAAGCAAAGTTAGATTCATTGACGGTGGCAATTTCTATTCTTAACGGAACAACAGCAAGTTTTACAAGTGCTTTGAAAAGCACTTATGATGGATATGCAACAAGTAAAGTTAATAAGGCAGATTCAACGGGTGTAAATGGTTACGCAACTCAAGATGATTTATTGACAAAAGTAAATAAAGCAGATAGTACTGGAGTTCATGGCTACGCTACGCAAGATGATCTAAATAGTAAAGAAGCAACAATCACGACTTTATCTATTGCAAAGGGCGGAACAAATAACGCAACTCCCGCACAAAATAAATTCTTGTTTTACAATGGAACAAAGATATTAGCAAGCGGTAAAGATTCTACTTCATTTATACTTGCAACTAATCTTGATACAGATACAACGCTAACGGCTAACAGTGATACAAAGGTTGTAAGTCAAAAGGCTATTAAGACTTACATTTCACACAATATAAGTGCAACGCAATTACGAGGGAAGGGAGTTTCGGCGGCATTCGTTGATGGGTATAGACTTTATTATGATGCAGCAAAGGATTCCTTAATGTGGACTGGATCGACTGGTTCAGTTGGTAATGCAGATTCACTAGGCAATCAACCGGCTGCTTATTATATGGCTAGAAATGATTCAACTGATGCAACTTCATATACTACAAAAAAACAGTTTAACGACGGGCAACTATTAGATGTGAAAAAATCTGATAGCACAGGTGTACATGGATATGCAACTCAAGATGATCTTTTGGTGAAAGTGGATAAAGCCGACACTACAGACGCGACAAGTTATACAACTAAAAAACAATTCAATGACGGACAAGCATTAAAAGTAAATCTTGCAGATTCAACAGGTGTACATGGCTACGCTACGCAAGATGATTTATTGGCAAAATCTCCATTAGCGGGAAGTTCTTCAATCGTTACAACGGGTGCATTAAATTCCGGTTCTATTTCATCTGGATTCGGGACGATAAATATCGGGACTGATTCTCTTAAAGCCGGACATCTAAAAATTGGTGGTAATGGAACAACAATTGACTCTATAAAAATTAGTACTGATAGCATGTTAGTTTATCAAGGCACAACAAAATATAAAATACAAAAAAATTATGCGAGTGGGACTGCTTTAATGGATTCGGTTAGAGTTTTAACATCTGACTTTACAACACAATCGGATTCATTTGTAGATATTACCGGTTTATCTATTAGTGTCGCAGCTAATAAAAAATATTTGGTGACAACAAGTGGGTCAATAGTAAGTAATTATATTGCTAGTGCAAATTGTTATGCAACATTATCAATACCTACATCGGCACTAATAAGTGGTTCTGGGGGTGTATATTATACGAGCGCTAATGGTGTTGTACAGATTGGGTCAGTCACACAACGCGCAGCATCAGCCGGTACTATAGGACAAACTTCAGGTACTTTTGCTACATTTACAATGCCCCGATTTGTTCATTTAGTAGAAACCGCCGGAACAGCCGGACAAATAAAATTACAGATAAGAATAGATAATTCAGATTATATAGGAACTGCAAAAACCGGAACCTGGATCGAAGTAAGAGAAGTCCAATAAAAAGGAAACAAAATGAAAAGAATATTTATAGCAATAATAATTTTGTTCACAATTAGTTTAAGCGCTCAAGAGAAACCGGACTCGACAATGTTCAAATTTTGGGTAAATGAATTCGAGAAAGTTTCTAAGCAAGCGGCTTCGGTCGATACATTAAGAATAAAATTGCAAGGTATAAAAGAGAACGCTTACCTAAGAGCTGTAGAAGAGCAAAAGAAATTACAACCAAAGAAAGAAGAGGCAAAAAAATGAAGAGAATAATATTTTTAATTACAATCTTATTATTTGTGAGTCTATCAAATATATTTGCACAACAACCCCTCGCAGCTTATGATACAAGTGGACGTAAAATTTGGGTGAGGGTTGACGCAAACGGTTATTTAATACCCTCTGGTGGCGGGGCGACTGAAATTAAAAATTCTACAGGATCTAATTTGTTTGAAGGAACTAATCCCGGACTCGTAACTCCTTACAATCCTTCATACACTTGGGTTGATAGTTTGGCGCACAGTGGGGGCGCTCATGTTGACACAACAACATTTTCCCCGAACGGTGCGTATTCCATTCTAACATTGTTTATCAAAGCAAGAGCATCGGCGGATACATTAACTATCAAAATGAAAAGTACAGCTAGTGCGTTAGTGTGGGGAATAAGTGCATTTGGATTGAAAGATGTTGGAAGTTCTAACTATGGGAATGTTGAAACTGATAACGCAACGGTAATAATTACGGCCAATGTAAACAGAAGATTACAGATTACTATTCCACGAGGACAATATATTTTAGTCTGTCGTAAGGTTACTAATTCTGTTAATCGGGTTAACTCAATTAAAATTTCATTAGAAGGAGTAAACTTCTGATGAAAAAGATATTTTTATTATTCCTTCTGTTTAGTATTCAAGTTTTCGGACAATGGGAGGGTACTAAATATGAACAAGTATTTGGCGATAATGAGGATAATGTTTGGACATTTACATTTTCCGGTTCGACTGCTTTTCAATTACAACAATTAAGAGGAACGGGTTCAGTTTCCTTTTATTGGGGTGACGGCATAAAAACAGATTATACACTTACTAGTTCTGATCAGACAATTACCCATACTTATGCAACTACAAATCAATATAAAATTAGAGTAGTCAATTGTAAGAGAATAACAAAATTATACGGAAGTAGTAATACGGGGGTGTGGAATGTAAATCTGAATAAGTTAAGAAATCTCACTTCTTTAATATGGGTTACTATAATTGGGGATTTTACATTCAACAGTCAGTATCATAACGGATTGACTTATTCCCGAATATACAATCTCACTACAGGGACGATATCGATTACATTCAACAGCCAGTATCATAACGGATTGACTTACTTCTATGCGTCCAATCTCGCTACAGGGACGATATCGATTACATTCAACAGCCAGTATCATGCCGGATTGACTTACTTTGTTGTATCCAATCTCACTACAGGGACGATATCGATTACACATCCAACTCATACTTGGTCTAATTCCCTAAATTATTTTTATCTGATCATGGATTATGGCAATGATTTAAGTGCATCTGATGTTGACCAACTATGTATTGACCTAGATAGCAGTACATGGGCTGGAAGCGGGAAGACTTTAAGATTAACTGGTAGTAAAATAGCCGCGCCAACTACGGCAAGTGCGGCAGCAAGAACATCTTTAGGCAACAAAGGCATAACAATAATAACTAATTAAAAAAGGAGAACAATATGTTTTATGAACTAATCTATGATGCTAACCAATTACCAATTATAGGTGATCCTTCAACAACACCTATTGATAATTGTTTTTATTTTGATAGTCCGGTTAATGTACAATTACCGACTATCAATGGTGTACAATACAGTGGGCTTTGTGTCGAAACAAGAGCACAATTAGACGCTTTTTTATTAGCGAACAATTTATATCTTGATACAGAAGCAAATTACTATTTCAATTTGCCGACATAATTACTAGGCGGGTAAAACCGCCCAATATTTATCAGAATGAAGAAGAAAATAATAAATAGTGTAAAAAGAATGTTTGCTGGACAAAAAAGGTTCAAGGCGAAACACGGCATGGTAGAGTTTCTCGTTTTTGAAACAAGGCAAAAGATAATTCTTGCGATAGTGAATAAAGACGATAAAGAATTATATCGCTTAGTGAAATTGCTGAAAAGTCAAAAGAAAGCAATAGCAGAATTTCCTAACTAAACATACTAATCTAATACGGATACTGATATGGAATATTTACAAATAGGGTTATTCATTTTTAATTTATTAATTGCAATTATTGTTGCTCTCATTGGGTTTCAAGTTAAATCCATTATGAGAAGGATTGAAACTTTGGAAACAGAAATGAAAGCAGTGAAAACAAATTATCTTGATCGGTTTACCGCTGTTTTGAAAAATCAAGCTATTGTTAAAGAAGAATTATCCGAACAACAGCATTTAGTAAAAGAAGAATTAGTCAAACAACAAACTACCGTGAAAGAAGAATTAATGGCGCAAAATAGTGCAACTGAAAAAACATTGTTGACTGCTATTCATAGTATAACTTTAGAATTAGCGAAACATGAATCCGGTGCATCTAATAAACCGAACAATTAAATGTTTGTGCTATTTCTTGTATCGGTTGAACTTTGCTTTATAATAATTTGGGTAATTTACGTTTTGCATAAACTATGTACAATAAATAGGAGATTAAAAGAACATGAAAGAATTATTAAAAATGTTGGCACAACTTCAAAAGTTCCTAAAGAATTATGAGACTTTTTATATTAAATATAAAAAGTTTTATGATAACTTTAACGAGAACAATAAAGGACTTAAATCAACGATTGATCCACCGCCGCCGCCACCACCACCACCAGGTCATCCAGGTTGAGGTTAAAACGTTGTATGTAGGAATATTGATAGGCCTTTTGATACTTATTCCCTCATGGAAGTATTTTGAGAATGCCAATTATCATTGGACTATATATTTATTAAGTTTTGCAACATCTAGACTTTATTTACCGGTATTTCTGATATATTTACTGAGAGAGAATAAATTAACATGGGCGCAAATTATAGTAAATCATTTTGGAATAATTCTGTTCGCGATAGTTTGTTTTCTCTATTTCCCTTCAATTTTATCGGATATGAGATATACAGACAGATATGATTGGTTTATGATAAACGGGAAAATTATTGTGTCATTTATTTGTGTTATATTTGTAATAGGGAAGATATTCAAAAAATAATTAATTAAAAAGGAGAAACAAAATGCAATCTATAATTGATTTTCTAAGTGGTAAAAAGACTTATATTATTTTAATTATCACAGTATTGTTCAATCTTGGCGTAATACAAGGTTGGTGGGCTGCGGATAATGCTACATGGGCATCTATTGATGCTTTATTGGTAGGTTTACTCGGTGGTTCAGTAAGAGCCGCTATAACCAAATCTTCACCTAAATGATGAATAAGAATCTTTTAATTTGGGCTATCATTATCATAGTGGTAGCCCTAACCTATGTAGGTATATTTTTTCTTGGCAGAAATTCTGTTAAGCCCCCTATAGGGAAAGTAGAAATAAAAGAAACGGTTAAATATGATACCCTTACAACCATCAAAAGAATCTTCGTCAATAGAATTGTTGAAAGCAAAGTTAAAGGAGATTCCATTAGAGCCTACGCAGACAGCATTATGGCAGATACGAACGACATTAAGTATAAAATTTTCCATTCCATTTCGGATAGTCAAAAAGTGGTTAGGTCTTGGTGGAAAATAGATATTGAACCTCACTTAAAAACTATTACAAAAATAGTTACACGGGATTCAATCGAAACGAAAATTAATAATGTTTATTTATCTACTCCGTTTTTCTTAAACCGTTGGTTCTATGCAACATTAGCAGAACTTGGGATTATAATTTTACTTATAATTTTTTAATCATTATCGGAATAACTATGCGGCAATTTTATAAATGCAAACATTTCAAGATACAAGAGCTTGTAGATAAACAAAAGTATGAAAAGTACGGTGAGGGTGCATGGATGTTCTTCAATCCTATTGCATTAAAAACTCTTGATGGAATCAGAGAATATTTTGATAAACCAATCACGGTGAATAATTGGGCATCTGGCGGTAATATGGATTCACGAGGATTCCGTTCGCCCAACGACAACACCGGTTCTAAATGGGGTTTCCACCCAAAAGGGAATGCCTTTGATTTCTCTGTAGAGGGTATGACGGCAGATTCTGTTCGTGCGGAAATTATCAAACACCAGAATGAACCGCCCTTTGATGAAATTACTGCATTAGAAATTAATGTTACTTGGGTACACATGGACTTTAGAAACATTGATAGTGACAAAATATATTTATTCAAGGGTTAATGTTTATCCGTAAAATTGCTAAGTATTAACATCATATAAAATCTTTGTCGTCCGCAATTTTCGGCACAACTGGCAAATCAACCCGTAAACTTTCATCTTCGTTTTTCTGATTAGGGCGTACGGCGATCAATTTATTTCGGATTCCTACTAACATTGATGTTTCCATGCAAAATTCTTGCATCGTATATGGCTCCATTGTAAGTGGATTAATTCCCTCATTTATATTTAACATTCTTTCGGCTGAATAAGAAATTATTTTTCCACACGCTTCAATGGATTCATTGAGGCAAATCATAAATTTATCGTTCTCTTGTTTTAATGTCTGTATTTGCAATAGATGGTGTGCAATCGGAACACTTTCTTTGCCCATCATCATGCCTTCTTCAAATCCGTAATTATGTGCCATATACATTTTTTCTTTTGTGCTTTTACCAAGAAAAGATTCTGTGTTTTTATTATACCATTCGTTAAAAAACATATTGACCTCGTTTATATTTGTTAAAACTGTCCGTGTCCGGGTTATTTCTGTTTCTTCAAATATTGTGTGTAGGCAAGATTTTACTTGCTAAAACGGTACATACTTCCTGTCCTCAAGATTAAGCGACGGGGTTATTTTTCTGTACGGTTTTGTCGATTCGCTTCCGCCACTACACACAATTTCAATGAACTTTTAATTAATTTGTTATTAATATCAAAATGGGAGCGAATTTTCGTCTTCGTTATCAGAATTATCCTATTGTGGTTTCTCAGTTTGTTCTGTGCTGTGTCCGGTTTCTTGTTGCTCTGATTTCCAAGTGTCTATCTGATAATAAGGCTTATCGTTTTTACTAATCTTACCGTCAAGGGAAACCCATTCTTGGTCTAGTGTTTGTAACCACTCGATAGCATCATTAACGTGGATAAGCGTTTTATGCTTTATATATTCCGGTGCATTTGCGCTTGGTAATTTGAAAAAGAAGCCTTTTGGAAATTGTGCGTCTGCCATTATTTAGTTTCCTTTTTTGTTGTCGATTGATTGAACCCTAACGGATCATTTGGGTCTGCCAAATCTTTTTCGTCTGCTGGTATATAGTCTAATACAAATTGTTTTTTATCTGTTGATCCTT